CTATTAGATGATGTGATGCTCTTTATCGAAGCAATCGGAGAATATGGCTTTAAGGATATGGTGTAGGTTGCAGAACCAGAGCCATTGGCCGCGTCAAAGCTGTCCTGCCCAGCTATTTGCAGCACGGGCTTAGATAATATTACTTCGTATGTCGTTGTGAACGAGCTTCCGTCGCTGAGGATGACCTTGACCGTCAGAACGACCTCTGTCTCTTCTTCAGAAAGTTGCAATGCCTGCAGAGTAAAGCCAGATAACGACACGTCAGTAATGGTCAGAACGTCCTTACCTATGTTGGCAGAGATTTCGACGGAAGAAACGGGCACATTGGCGTATGCAGGGCCGAAAGTTAATTTATACTGACGTGGTAAGCCGTTATCAATACGCAGGTCTCCGCTGATGCTGCAAGTGCTTACGGGTATCTTGTCATCATATTTATGGTCATCGCCAAATTCATCGTCGATGATTGATGTATCTATGTTGTAGGCGAAATAGTACAGCTTCTTGCGGTATTCCTCCAATACATTTCCTTCTTTGTCAACTACATCAAACATCAACTTGAAGATATTATGCTTGCCGTCATCACCTTGCGCGATGTTGAATTCATTCCAACCAGACGCAAGAAGAACATCATCGAGATACACACGCAGCTTAACCGTTTTAGTATATGAGTCCAATGTCTTTGAGCCATTCGTCGTTTTGACTCTGTATGTTACCGTATTTGGAATATAGTAACGCATTGTGTAACCGATACCATTTACAGATAGAGCATACGGAGAAACAAAACGAGGCGTATATCCGTTTACAGGAATACTAAGCTTATTGCTGTTGGTTTCCCTTATTTCGTATTGACGATTAATATAGTAGTCATAGCTTATAAGGTTCGATGACCACGATACGTTTGTATTCAGTTCAAAGGACAAGATATTGCTGATGAACTCCCAAGTGGTTACATCTTCATCGGGGGGATTAGGAAGTTCAGATGTTAGGTCATCCTCTACATCTGCGTATTCGGGCTTGACAAATGGTAGTTTTACCAATTCTGCGGTGTAATTACCCTTGCTGTCACGCTGCAATGTACTGATTGCAAAGAAAGCATTGTACTTTGACAGATAGATAGGTATAGACATATCGAGATTTACGACATCGAACTCAGTCAGCCGCAGACTTTCCTTGACAAGTACATAATTCTGAAGTATGCTACGGAGATAGCCGAATACTTCTGACATATCCTTGAATGGATTGAACACGTCCATTCTCATCTGCTTACATTCTGCTCCATACTTTGACTGCATATGTCGCATACTGGGGTTAGATGTGTCCTCGAACATATCATTGAGAGCACGGTACACCATGATGCCATAGACAGGCTTGGCTTCAGTAGTGAATACCTTGTTTCCGTTCCAGATCTTGGTCGTGCGCCCGACGATTGTCTGTGGGTATTGTCTGTCCTGCTCTATTCCAGGGTAGAACGGAGCCTTATATATGCTTGTCTCATCGTTGAGGGTCGCGTTGTCTATGTCGATGCAGCCGTAGCCAGTGTCAAACACGTCCAACTCATCCGCAAGCTCTTCATCGGTCTTTTCTCTCTCGGAGAAATCCATTTCATAGTAGTTCTTCTGAGCAAATGACGAACTGGAGAAGTTTATCTTGTCGCTCTGCTTGTTATTGCCTCCTACAAGCTTATCTGACCAATCTTTTGCGATACCATGATATACTCTATCCCTGAGTTGGTTATAGTACATAGGGATAATAGTCTCTCCGTCATCTGCTACCTTAGGTATGGCGCCGTTCATATAGAACACTGCCTTCATAAAGTCAAAGCAGGTGATATTCGGAAGGTTCTGAGTGATATTCATGAGCGCAGGGAAGCCGTAGAACTTCACAGCGGGCTCTATGCTCCTTATGAGCATATCAGAAATATATATGTCTCCTTCTTTTATGCGAAGTTCTTCCCTTGTCTTCTCATTACCGTTCTCATCTGTCTCTGTGATTGTCTGCATTTCATCCTCTGGCCAGTATGGGATGAAGAAATAACCACCAACCTGTCCTTCGCCAACTTCAACCTCGTCTATCTGTAGCCTACGCACAGGGTATTCTACACCAAAGTCAAAGATATACACGTATGAGTCACTGGCTTCATCATATACAAAGGAAGACATTGACTGAAGTCCGAGCCAACGGTCAATATCCTTCTCGGAAACGGTTTCCCATTCGGCTAATCTGTGCTCGCCTGACCACTCGAAACGGTCCTTATACTGATTTTCTTCTTTGCTGGCTTCTTCCATATTAGCAGAAGACTTTATCAGTGCGAGCGTTATCCAGCGGTATTCATCAAGACTTACACGTCCCTCATCAACAGCTTCCTTTGACACATGCAGCTTCAAAGAGCCATATAATTCGATAGCATAATTACATACGAAACCGATGCAGTTGCTGAATTTCTTGACATAGTTCTTAGACATTGACGGAGAGGCTCCTATTGCAGAAAGACGTGTGTATGCAACATCGTGATAATTGAATTCATGCGATGCAAAAGAAAACTTTATATCGTTTTTCCTCCAATAATCATAATATGACTGGTCAACAAAACCACGTCCTTTGACTTCATCACCAATGCTCTCATACGATTCTGCATATAATGGCTTGATAGTTTCAGAGCCCTCAAAATCTCTGAAAACAGGAATGCCTACTATAATTTCTTTGGCGGTAGGAAGTTTTTCACCTGAGCCAATTTCCCCAGTACCAAGTCCGAGAAGTGACCTGTATATGATTTCTTGTCCGTTATTGCGTATTCTTGCGACGGCGAACCTCCAACTTCTTGTTCCTGACTGGTCCAAGGTTTTCATCGTGAACGATGAGATCTGCACAAGATTACTAACTATTTGCGATGTGCCGTCAATAACCGTATTGACCAAAGGCAGAACACCATGGGTCACATAGTCATCATACACATACTCCTTATGGTAGTTGGGGTTATTAAAGTCTGCCAACGGCATAATGCCGAGGTCTTTAGACAGCTCCCGGCCGATGTCAAACTTCACTCCGTACTTCTCGTTGATAAGCTGGATAACACGGTATATCGGAATGCAAGGCTTCGGTGGGGTGCCGTCATAGTGAGGGCATCCTGCATCATAGTCTGGGTACACGACATTATCGGTGTTGCTCAATTCTCGGCTAAGTTCGCCATAGAGGATGTCATCTGCGCTGTCATCATTCCAATAGATATTACCTACGTTGGTAAGTTCATTGAGCTTTAGGCTGCTCTCCTTGAGAGTCTGGAATGCTTTTAGTACTCCCCATGTCATCACACACGAATAGCTGCTGTTGCCCACCTCGGAAATATAGAGGTTGGCATTTTTGCAAATGGGTAAACCATTCAGAATGAACTCTGCTGCTGTCTTCTTCCATGCGTACTCGCTCTTGTGCCTTATGTCCTCCACTTGGTCGAATACGACACGGTTATTGCGTGTCATGGGCAGCTTGAACGTGTAGGAGTATGAACACGTTAGCTTGCTCAGGTCATTAAACAGGTTACTGACCCATTTCAGCGTTATGCCGCTGGGATTAGGCAGGTCAAGCTGCAGACGCTTACCGTCAGATGTGATAACATAGAGTTCTTCCTTCATTTCTTCAGTCCTTTACGTTTAAGGCTATCGGCATACACGATGATGCAGACAAGGAGTATTCTTACTGCGAAATAGAGAAGGGCAAAGATGCCCAAGGCAATTAATACACTTTTCATATCTTTCCCAATAAACAATAGTTAAACCATTCATTTACAATGCCAACAACGACGCGCTTGGCTCGCAGCCTTATCTGTGAGGTTTTGCGGTTCACATCAATAACGATGCCTGGCTCTCCTGTGCGGATGATGACACATCCATCACCAATCTTTACGCTTTTGAATTCTTCGTATGTCATATTTCTTGTACTTGAGTTTCGGGTAGAGTGAAAGAGATTTCATAGTCAAACAGCTTGCCGTCGGGCGACACATTGACGGAGCCGGCAACGATGTTGACAGGCTTCCATACTTCTCCGACGCTTGTCTTACCAACATACAGATCTATATGTGGGGATTTGTATATTGTCTCAACGTATGCAAGGATTTCTTTCTTCATGCTTATGGCACAGCACTTGATAGTATCGGTATTCTCTACGTGAGAATATCGCAGAGCATGATGATTAACGCCGGCCACTGAGTATTCTGCGTCAATGGCAATACTGCTCAGCTTATTCTTGCTCTGCCTCTGACCAGTGTCGAAAAGGTAATACTGCCAAAAGCCGTAGCTGTCTATCCAGCGTAAATACGTTCCGTCCATTGCGCTGTTCTTGATAAGAGATATGTTGCTGTCTGATACTTCCGACGGAGCCACTTCATGTATGCCATCTTCCTCACTAAAGAGCGACACCTTGAAAGGAAGCCCAGTAAACCATACGATTTCGCGCTTTCTTCTTCCTCCGTTGCGGTCGCTGACGATAGGCAGGTAATAGCCATACTCATATCCAGCCTCCAGTGATGCCCATAACGCAAGGATGTCAAATGAGGTGAGTTTGTTGCCCTCTCTGGTGGATATGGTCACGGTCACGGCAATGGAGCGCATCGTGACATAATCACAGAAGAGTATCTGCAAAAGACGTGATATGTAACACTTGGCACGACCGGAGAATACCGTTACCTCTATGCCGTAGCTCATTGTGCCGTCACTGACAGTAAGCTGGAGGACTCCAGTATAGTTGTCTGACAGGTCGATAGACACATAGTTGGGGTTAAAGGCATAAACGACCTTGTCGGGGACGGTGGCCGTTCCTGCTGTTTCGCCGATGTTTATTACAATAGTTCTCATTTGTCTTCGTCGTTTATTTTGTCTATTTCAGTTTCTATTACGCCCTGCGCCTCGATAGCAAGCTTTTCAGTCTCTTCGTTAAGCAGGGTGTCGTATATGTCGTTATAGCCGTTACTGCGGCGCAACCTCGTTCCTTTCTTCATTATACTACGGGCGATAAGGAAGCTGAGACTGTTAAGCCCTCTCTCAGGCGATGCACCTTTTGGGGCAAGTTGTCTGTAGTTGATACCCTTACGCAATATCCATTCTCTGATGATTGCCGTGAAGTTACGTGGCACCCTACCAGGCCCACGTCCTTGTTGCATCGCTTCCCATTGCTTGCCTCCAGTCAGTAGCACATGGAGAGCGTCTGTATTCTCTTCGCTCTCGATATGCAGTGAAGCGACAGAACGTCCTGATGCGTTTCGGTGCATCTTCGCCATATTCGCCGCTATGCCGTCTTGCACTACCTTCATGTGCTTTATAACGATGTCACGTATTGCTTCCATATCTGTTTGTTATTCGGTTGTTCCGTCGTCACTCTCTGGGACGTCCTCAGTTCTCAGCTCATCGTCGCCACAGATTATTACGCCATGTTCCTCTTTCAGCTTGGGCTCTATCACGATGCCAGTCACATTTTGGTCGAGGTAGTCATAAAGCACACCGTAGTGTATATTCCCTTCTATCTGCTCAAAGAGGCCGCTTCCGTTGAGGCTCTTGATGAACCTTATGCACAAGCGTTTCATCTGCTCTATGATGTCATCGTTGGCTTCTCCCTCAAAATCGAAGTCTGTAGGAGCGACGAACGCAATCTGCGCCTCGGGACGGTCTTTTACCTGCGACCAGCCAAAATCCAAATCTCCAGACGGAGGGAGGATATAAATGACACTCGGTTTATCCACTTTGTCAAGGGCGACATTGGATTGTGCCCAGTTCATAAAGAAGTAAGCTACATCTGCACCCATGCTGTCAACGATGCTGTGGATCTTCTTCTCCACCGTGCCATGCACGCTGACATTCTTCAATCTCGTTCCCATATTATTTCTTCTTTACTTTGTATTGCTCACTAAGTTTCCGCTCGAAGTTATTGCTCATAGCATCATTCCGCATACATTGGTATATTCTGACCCAAGCTATATTGCGCACCTCGTTTTGATTGGTGATGCCCATACGCTTGGCGTACCAGTCGAGGACACCGAAGCTGCCGAAGTCAAGTTCTCTTATGCCTGCGGCTATCTCCTCCCGAGAGTAACGTACCCTTATACTCTTGAACAGCTTGTTGATGCGCTCCAGCTCTCTTGTGATGAAGGAGGTAAATCCGAATACGTCGTTAGCATCCTCGTTGAACAAGGCGTATGGCTCGATGCCTAACAGCAGCTGCGCACAGGCTCCAACTGGGTCATCGCTGGTTGATGCAGTCCTTAGGTCATCCAGTGTGCCGTATGTTAAGCCGTTGAGGTTTTCTGGCACAGGCTTCCCACATAGGTAATCGGGGCGTGGCTGGCTTTTTAACTTGCCAAGCAATTCCTCTTGCAACTCCTTTGTGACAAAGGGGAAGAGTCTGAGGAAGTCCTTATACGGACAATCCTTTTTTCGTTTATTCCTTCTCTTCATGTTCAAAATTACATATTATTTTTGAGTATTCTGTCTTATTTGCGTTATATTCTGCTGAACTCTGTCATTCACTGCGCCTTACCTGAACGGACACTTTTGCTCCTGTTGTCGGTTTGCTTCTGCGGAATACCATGTTCATCATCAGCATATCAGAGTAGTCTGGCGATGCGCCGCCAAGCAGTGTTTTCCATTCGTCCTTTTTAATGACGTCCAACTTAGCTGTGTCATTATCGATATGAGCTTGCTTCAATGCTCCGAGCTCGTCCATTATCTTATCTCGCTGCTCTGCCGTACAGATAATCCTTAGCTTCCTGGTGTTTATTAACTCGGCGAGCTTGAAGTAACATTCTGCTCTGAGGTTCTGATAACGTGGGTCTTGTGGCTTTCCGCCGCCGTGGAACTCCTTAATACCCTCAAGATACGATTCGAGGAACGAGCCAACACCGTCAGCATCGACCACCGTCAACGTTCTTGGAATTTTGTCCTTGATGAGCAGATTCTTCAAGTCCTCTTGCACTTCCTTAGACGGAGAGTACGCCTTGTCAATAGCGATTGTGCACACGTTACCAGTCCATGAGCCTGCAACGAAACGGTCTCGTCCTTTTGTCGCGATGTCTGCGGAACAGCTTCTGCCGCCCACTGGCTGTATGTGCTCGTTATGAAAGAGGTCAATCAGTGCATCGTAATCAATCAGTGCTGACGGATCGTCGTCGTACTCGAAGTTTCCGTAGTACAGACGCTGTACGGTTATCTTGTCTGAGCGAAGCAGGTTGTCGATGTAGTCCTGGCTGATATAAGGGTTGTCCTTAGGCAGAGCCTTGATGAACTTTCGGAATGGCGCGAGCGTACCTTCTTTCTCTGGCTTCACGAACAGGATGTAGTTCCAGCCTTTCGATGGGTTACAGCTATACATCGCCTTGGGAACGACGTGCCACCTTGTGCCGTCGGGATTTGGACCGTCAAGCAGTGAGAAACGACCTTTGAGTACGTTTATGGCTTTCTCGGCTACCTCCTGACTCTCATCAACGAATAGGTCGGTAATGCTGTAAGAACCTAAGCGGTCATAGTTCGGGTCTCTCGGCTTATACTGCACGGAGCGGAAGAATATCATTGAGCCGTTGGGGAAGAAAACGCTGTTGACCATTCCGCCCTTGTAAACGATATGCTGTCTGATCCCGAGGTAGTCTATGACTTCGAAGAACGTCTTGAACGTGGTGTCCATTAACTGGATGAGCTGCTCACGACAAATAAAGCCAACCGACTTGGGATATTTCAGACGGTTGGTTATCTGCCAAAAGCAGCCGAGCCAAGATTTTCCACCACGGGCGCCACCTCCGTACAAAACTTCGGCAATGCCATTATGCATATCGGTGAGTAGGTCATACGCTTGGAACTGCTTATCATTCAGTTTCACATCTATCTGCCCCTGCACAACGTTCGTCTCTCATTATGTTGATGATTGGTAATGTTGTCTGGATTGCTTCTCCGTCTGAGGTCATATCCACCTTGTCTCCAAGTCCAAGAGCCCTCATGGTGAGGGTTGCATTGAAGTCTCCGACACTTGCGCCGTCATACTGCTGCATTTCGATAATATTCTTCGCGCGTATCATGGCGGTAAAATATTCTTCTTCTTCTTCGTTGCGTTCTGAGCCCTTTTCGTCCAAGGTTTTCAGCCTCATTTCGAACCACTTGCGGCTTACACCGAGGAAGGCACAAAAGCCATACATGGAGAGAGGACGGCGTTTGCTTTCGGACTCCAGCCTTGTTTCTGCAGGCTTTGGTTTCCCGTTTGCATCCGTGCTACCTTCTCTCCTTGACGCTCTCTTGCTCAGAATGGGGTTGTCCTCGCTCCATTCTACGTATTCGAGGAACTTCTCTATGAACTCCCCAGCAGTAGGTATGGAACGAGGACGCCCTAACGCTTCCTGTGCAAGCTTGTAATATTGGTTTCCTTTCGGTGCGGCCATAGCTATTTCTCCTTAATTGCGACAAGTGCCACGAAGTTGAGATAACGCCAGAACGTATCTACCTTTCTGAAACCACTCATTTCCAGCAACCATTCGTTCATGTCTATGGTGAGTGGAACGAGAGAGCCTTCGAGACTCTTACGCTTTGACTTTATCTGCTCTTCTGAATACTGGTTGTCACGTTTGATATCGTAGTACTCCTTCACAAGCACCTGATCGATGTCGTTGCTGTTTCCCATTACTTTCTCCACAAGTATCAGTGCGCCTCCAGGCTCCAATGACTCGTAGATGTTCTGGAAGATATGCTGACGGTACTCGATAGGGGTGAACTGAATGGTCAAACACGACATGATGAGCGAGCAGCCCTTAACGGGAAGATTTTCTCTCAAGTCGCTGTATTTCACGTTCACGTAGCCATCCTGTATCTCCTTTGCGTACTTCACACGACATTTCTCCAGCATAGGGAGGCTGATGTCGGTAAGCAGGAAGTTGCACTTTGAACCGAAATTCTGTATCAGCAGCTCGGAGGCTATGCCGGTGGAACAACCAATGTCAAGGACGTTTGTGCCTTCTTTCACGAAGTTCCTTGCCATACGGTAGATCAGCTCGCGCATATTCTCATAACCGGGAATAGAACGTGACAACATATCGGGGAATACGTCTGTCACATCCTTGTCAAATTCCCATTTCTTGGTCGGGATGTAATTGTCATGACCTTTATTTGGGGTTTCTTCTTTTTTACTCATTTGGAAATAATTCTAATTGTGTCGGGTCCTTTGTCATTGCCATTTGTATCTCAGGGAACCTCTGGATGAACTTGTCGTAAGGCTCAGCGGCGATACCATGACGGAAATACATAGCCCTCGTTCTCGGATTGCTCTCGACAGCAAAATACTGCTTGCCGTCCTTTCCGTACTTGGGGAAGATAAATCTCTCCAGTATGCTCTCCTTGATGAGTGGCGGTTCGAGGTCGAGGTCATTGAAGTACGCCTCCATTGGTTTCCAGCCAGTCTTTTTCTCGATATTCACGAGAGAGTCCTGACCCTGATACTGGGGGCGGGCGGTGATGATTATCACACGATTGGGCTTAATAGCCTCGATAAGGTCCTTACGGTAATCCTCAGCCTTGAGACGAACAGAGAGAGGACGCAGCATCCTTGTCTGCTTCTGGTTACTTACTAAAGTGTAGTTCAAATCCAGCAGGATTATTTTTTCGTTTATTTTTGTCATAGTCATTTAATTGAATGTGATTATCTTATTTGCTATTACAAAGATACAAAAAAATTATCAAATAACCAAATATTTAGGGAGGTTTCTGCTAAATTTTTACACCCAATCGCTGGCTAAATGCTTCCTTGGCTTCCTCCACCAGTTCTGCACGTGTGCCGTCGGGATATGGCAGGTTGAACTCAAATTCGAGAGCCTTGCGCAGTCGGTCCAAGTACTCGGGGTTGTTCACGTCAAGACGTGTGCCCTTTGCCTCCATATAGACGAAACCGTCGATTGTGTCGAGTCTGTAGATGTTGCCATACACAGGACTGAAGATCTCGAAGATTTCCCTGTTGGTGTGGTACTTCTGCACCTTAGGCAGTCTTGCGAAGTCACCGAGGACGACGTTAGGCTCATAGTCCACGTTAAAGGTAAGCTGCTTGGCGGCGGTGCGGCTCTGTACTCCAGACGAAATGCCTGCATTGTTTCCGCAGTTCACGCCCTGAGTCCAGCAGATACAGATCGTGTCGGGGGCAGACAGGGCAGAGCAGATAGTGGCGATTGCCTTTCTGTCCTCCATAAACGGTACGGAGTTGAATACTGACGAAATGAAGATTGATGTGAAGTGGCGGCCGTCGGCAATCTCTTTGAGGAACTTACGGTCAATCTTCAAGCTCTCCTGCTTGCTTATCTCGTCGCCTGTGGCAATGAAGTAAGGCTCAAACGCAGAACACTGGAGGCCGCTCTCTCTGATAATTCGGGTGTTGTTCAGCTTACCAGCACCGAAGTCAACGATGCTGTCACCGAAGCGGTTTACCCATTCCTCCTTCTTCTTTCCTTCCAGAAGCATGATGTCGGTGCAGTTCAAAGACGGCCATAATCCTTTGTAGAAGCCGCAGCCAAATCCACCTGCTCGGGTGTTCCTTGACCTCATGAACGAATTGTGGCGAAGTGTGTCGGCATAACGGTTCTGGATGTCGAAGTCCATTGTCAGGTAGTTCAGCATAAGGTTTGCGAACTGAGCTTGTGCATTGGTGATGCGACAAATAGGGATAGGACGTACTCTGTGCTCTGCGTTGTAGCTTACACGACCGATGCCATTGATTACATTGTCATCCTCATCGACAACGGTCGGCAGCTCAATCTTTCTCTGGGCCAAGATGCCGTACATGTTGGTGGCGTACTGGTTCTTCTTCGATGCGTTCTTCTTCAGCAGCTCGAAGCTGTCTCCAGTCTTTGTGTACATACAGGGATAGAACTCGGGAGTGTCTGGAGTCAAGTCTGGCAGATCTTTTGCCAAATCCTCCACATCGTAATGGCTGATGTATTCCTTTACCGTATCGCAGGTGTCGGAACGCTTCAGGTCGTTAGTGGCACGATTGAACACGATGTTGAGGCTCTTGCGCTCGTCGAGTGTCAATCGTGGGATAATGGTCACGGGCACGGTCTTTACACCGATGCGTGCTGCAATGAAACTTCTCTGGTGGCCAGAGATTATTTCGCCTCCCTGGTCAACAACGATAGGGGAAACGAAACCAAGTTTACGCAAAGACAGCTCAAGCATATCGAGACGCTTGGGGTCTGACTTTCGTGGGTTGTACGTTGATGCATGGATTTTATCCAGCGGAACCATCTGTATCATCTGCTATAAATCTATTTTTAAGTTCGTTACTAATCTCTTTCTCACTGAAGATGCCGCACTCAATCATATTCTTCTCAAGATTGGCAAACTCTTCTGCCGACAAACAGAAGCGGGCACCTGCAATGGCGACCGTCACTTTTGCGGCTGATGTCTTTAAGCCAATGCCTGCATCCATGCTGTCTGCGTGCTCGGCATCCACACTGGATGTTATATCCTCATCGTTCTTGAGGAACTCTGCGATGTCGCTCTCTTCAAAGCCGAGGTCGAGGGCATCGTACGTATCTACCACGGATTTCAGGACGTCTGCCAACTTTCCTTTGTCCCACTTGCCCTTTACCTTGTTGAGCAGGATGTTCAGAGCCTTCTCTCGTGTCTCGTCCTCGATGTGGACCATGGACACCTCTACTTCGGTATTACCGAGGTCACGTAGGACGTTGAGGCGCTGATGACCGGAGATAAGGCGATTGTTGACATCGTTGACTACCAACGGTTCTACGTAGCCGAACTCTTCAATACTTCCCTTGAGGTTCTCGTACTTCTTACTTCCCCTCTTCATCACCTTTCGAGGATTGTAGAACGCTTCCTCGATCTCGTCAACCTTAAGCGTTTTGAACGTCATTGACAGCTGTGTGTTGTCTCCATTCTTTCCCATAGAACAGTCTCAGTTTAATTTCGTTTTCCACTTTCTCTTTCACGAAGCCATTGCGGTAGCGGATATCACCCATGACTTTCTCCATCAGACTCTTCTCCATAGTGAAGCGGTACTTGCCGACCATGGCGGTAACCTCCGTTTCCTCTGGCGCATTGTCGAAGTTCGCAAACGGATTGTCTTCTTGCCCGTTAAACAGGTTATCTACGTCCATGTCTTTAGGAAACATACTGTCAACCTCGGATTGCGTAAAGCCCAACGTGGTGGGATTAATGCCTGCGGCACGGATTTCTGACATGACGTTGGTCAGTGCCTTCTTGTCAAAGTCTCCGTCGATACGGCTGAGGGCAAGGTTCAGAGCCTTCTCCTTGGTCTCGTCCATGTCAACTACGCTGACGTCAACCTCGGTCCAGCCAAGGTCTTTGAGGACTTTAAGACGCTGGTGACCGTTGATGAGGGTACCGGTGCGCTTATTCATGATAAGCGGAATGACAAGTCCGTACTCCAGAACTGAGCTTTTTATGTCCTGATACTCCTTGTCAGCCTCCTGCAAATCCTTACGTGGATTGTAGTCCGCTGGAATAAGCTCTTCGAGTTTCTTTCTTACGATTTCCATATATTTGTTATTTGGGTTATTATACACTCTTATATGACACAATATCGAGCCCCAAAGCCGTCATGAGCTTTTCGAGGTTCTTAGAAGAAGTCGTGTGCTTACCTGTGATGATACTGGAGATACTTGTCCTGCATATACCAGAAGCTGCTTCCACTTCAATCAGCTTGAGTCCTCCATTCTTAATGCGGTTGCGGAATATCTCGTTGATACTCTCGGGGGGATTATTCGTGACCTCCGTACCAATGGGGGCTACAGACAGACGCAGATATTTCAATACCGAGACAAGGTCCTTATACGGGATAGAACGCTTGCCTCGGATGAATGCATTGAAATTAGTGCCTTGCAGACACAAGTCGGCGCACAGCGTAGTTTGGTTGACACCACGGTTCAACATTCGTTGAAAAATTCGCTCTCTTATCATAGTTACAAGTTATTACGCTGCAAAAATAATCATTTCTACGGAATTATCCAAATATTTGATAACTTTTTATCATAAATGCTACAAAAATTTGGTTTTATTGATTATTTTTCGTACCTTTGCATTGTGGATAGATACATTTGATCTATAACATTCTGCCCATCCCTGGGTATAATTGTCTTAGTTTTGAATGGTATTTATCTTATTTGCATAGGAACGGACCCGCTCGTGAGAGTAGGTCCTTCTGTTTTTTTTAGGTTGGCGTCGTTGAAAAGGTCATAGTCCATATCTACAAAATTCTCACTGCATACAAACGCACCTTCCATGAACTCCTTACCATTGTTACAGATGTAGTCCTTGATAGATTTCTTCCAATACACTTTGAAGCCGAGGCGGTCGCAAAGGCCTGTGACTCTGCCGATGAAGAAAGCGCACTCGTCGATATTGTAATAGTCCTTCTTGACACCAGAGCGCAGACCAATCTTGAACAAGTCGCAGAACGGCGCAGCCTGCTCGATCATCTTGAACGAACTGCCAAAATCTATAATAGGCTCGATGCTGGCAAAGGTTCGGAAGCCCATGGCTTTCATCATACGCATTGTTTCGATACGGTAAGCGTTCGGAGAAGCATTTGACTCCATATCATCGCGCCCAGTGAGGGTAAAGCCAAAAGCGACCAAGTCATTGTATAAGATGCCTTGAGTTAATACCTCCATAAACTTCTGGTCATGGATAAAGTCTGCATTCTTAGTGAGTATCTTCACTGGTACTTTATACATATTAGCCATATACAGGCATCCTAACGTGGCATACCTCGTATCGGTAATGAGTGGGTCCGTAGAGAATGAGAAGAAGATACCCACCTGCCGGAGATAATCAATGTGCTTCTTCATTTCACGTGTGAATACGTTGACTGCATCGTCTGCATCTGTAAAGCAGCTCTTCAGCTTCACATCTGTACCACCCATGGCATGGGACAGCACACCACGTTTCAGATAGCAGTAATCGCAGTCGTGCTTGCAGCCTGTGTAGAGGTTACAGCCCACCTGAGCATATTCGAGGGCAGCGCCCTTTGGCGTGTATAACGCCTTTCCTTTGATTTTAGTCATTGAAGTCTATCTTTTGTTGGTTGTTAATGTCTAATTGTTTGTTGAGGCTTACCTTGCGGCCGTCGTCTATGCCTTTGTCAAAGGCTTCTCCGATGACGGTAATTTTCCTTTGACGTTGCTTTTTGTCTGAGAGTAACCATTTGCCGTTATGCAGATATGAGTCAATCATTTCTTTGTGGCAAACGACAAGGGCGGTCTCGGAAGATGTGGGCTTTATGCTGTCGTAATTCTCCTGCAGTCCGACACTCACGCCTTGGAGGTAAGAGCGGATAAAGCGGTTCCTGCCTTGCTCTGAATATCGTCGCCCTGTTTGCATCACCTCATTCTGTGCATCGTTGAAACGCTCAATGGCGAGGCGGCGGAATACTTTCAGCAGGTAGTCGTAGAACTCTTTGACGATGACGACATTGTCCTCAGCTCCAATGATAATCATTTTGTGATTTAGCGCCCTCGTATAGACGCTGCACAGATTATTGTTGGCTATGGTGATGAGAAGGTCCTTCTTCCAGATACTGCCATATCTGTCTGACGTAGTTATATCGTCTGACTCGGTGATGTTGACGCTGTTCTTCTCTTCCTCGCTACCGATGTCTCCCATAGAGAGGTTGTACTCCATGAGGAGCTTCTTGACTATTTTGGCTGCTTTGTATGCTTCGCCACTGCTGCCAATCTTCTCCGCGTTGAACTGCAAATTGAGCAGTTTGCGGATTTTGCTGATTACACTTTCTTTATCCATTACTCTACCTCCTCTCCGAAGTTGCGAAGTTCTTCACTGACAATTTTGCGGATAACGCTGTCACGGATTTCCGCACAGCGCCTGCAGTCCGGCATGTGTACCACCTGCCACGTCGTACCATTGGACTGACCGCTGACGGTACCAACGACAGGCACCCAGTAGTCGTGTCCATTGATTTCCATAACCTCGTGGTTTGCTGCGTAGTTCAGTTCTTTCTTACGTCCGTACTTGGCATCCTTGACATCGCATCCTGCAAGGACTGCCAATGCTGCAATAATAATTATTTTCTTCATATCTGTCATTTTGAATGTTTATATCTTATTTGCCGTTATAGTAGTATGGGGTTCATCTTCGATGTCTTCAAGTTCAGGAATAGACCATTTTGCTCGACTCCGCCAGTGGTTATCAGCTTCCAGAGTAAATCACATCCGAGCTGGCTGAGCGTGGAGTTGATGAATAAGTCCTGCTTGGTCAACGCCTCTGCCAAGGAGCAGGACGGACCACTCTCTCGCTCGTCCACGTTCTTCAGGTCAAAGAGCTGGTCAACACACGGTAGGCTATCCACGGTCTCGTTGCTCTTGCTTTTCGGCTGTTCGATAGGAACTACCGTACCCAACACCACCTGCCCTGAGGTAGCACCATTACCGAAATCGAGCCAGTACATGGCGTTGTGCATATCGTTTCCGTCCTTTGCCTTTGACATCTTGCGAAGAAACTTGCCGATGGCAATGCGTGACTTTACGTTGTCAACGCAAGTAATGGTTATGTTTGCGACACGACAGGTATTGTCGCTTGGGTAGATATTGGGCTCTGCATCCCATTCCAAACCGAAGAAACGGTTGAGGCGTGTGATGAGCACTTCTGCCTTGTTTGCGCCTACCTCCAATGGTGTGAACAGCTGGCGACCGAGGTTAGACGGAGTTACGATGTCATTGTCGTATGCCGTGACTTTCAGACCCTGATGACCAATGTTCCTCAGAGCGTAGTCTATTCGTGCTAAGGCTGTGAGTACTTGGCAGCCTGTGCCTCCTGCTCCGATGACGTTCACGGTCAAAGGGTGGTATGGGGCAAGCAGATATTTGTCTGCATAGTGAACTTTCTTCATTTTAACAAATCATTTAGTTTCTGACAAATAGGTACGAGTTCTTTTGTAGGGAAGGCTTCTCCGCTCTCGATGAGGTGTTTGCTCAGCACGGCAAGATTGCTCTTTACAGGGTTCTTGCCTAAGATATGGCTAAACTCCGACTTCCAAAACATGTTCTCCCAGTAAGCGATGACATTGGAAAACGTGCGCTCTGTAGGCTTCTTTATCTTAGCATTGCCAAGACAGACATATTCTGTTGACGTGTTCATAAACGGAGCCATATATAAGTCCTTAGTGGGCTTCTTTCCCTTGAAAGCATAGAGGCTGAGCCTGTTGTTGTTCACGACATACAGCAACCCTGGAACTTTCATTTTGCCGTTTGGAATGTTGAGGCTCTTTGAGAAGTACACATAGTGTTCCTCTGGTCCGTTATACCATACCAGCTTATCACGTCCGACCCTCGTATCACAATACAGCACATTATGAGGAACTGCACCACACAGACCAGTATCGAGCTGCTTAGCTGAATGCTGTACTTTACTTATGATGCTGGCAAGCATATTGCTTGTAAGAGGTTTCCCTACTCCCATTTTTCCCTTGCGTATCTCTCTCTCTTCAAGATAATACGAACGCTCGGATTGTTCATCATCTGTCTTATATGCTATGATTGCTGCATACGGATGATACACGTCAGATAATTGTTTGACTATATTACTCATAAATACATTCTAATAATTCGAAATACCAATCACTCCATTGCTTGGGATAATTGGATGACTTATTGCTTTCACCGTCGATGATGACGTAATCAAAGAGGGTAGTGGGGCTTACATTGTAGCTGTCCTCATTGAATATTTTAACGACTTCTTCATTTAGAGGGTCGTCCTCGTCCGCAGACCAGCTGAATAAGAACTGCCTAAAGAATTCCATTACTTCATCTGGATAGCCAGAGAACAAAGATTCGCTTACGGTACGGCGGAGTGCGTCAAGCTCATAGTTAAAGAGTGAGTCGGATAAGCACAGCGTTATTCCTTTCTCGATTGCGGCAAAGAGCTTTTCTACATCATGCTTTTTGTCGCTGGATATTTTGTAGAACTTACTTCCGTTCTTCTTGTAGGATGAAATGCTGTCTTTTATTTTCTGGGTCAGCTTATTGCAAATCCCTGCGTATGCGTATGACCTGCTCCTGCTGGATATTTCTTCAAACACATCGTTGATTTCTCCTGAAGCATAATTTTCAGCTAATTTTCGGAACTCATCGCTCATATCTGAGGCGACCGATTCATCGAGCTTGTAATCATCTTCTTCATCGATGCCGAGAGTAAAGTGCATATCCATGCTGTCTTTTGGCTTGATAAATGGAGATTCCATATCGAGGAACGCAAAAAAGTCAAGCAGGATGTCTTTCAACTGATCGTCAACACATGATACGATTTTCACTGGCATGAAATAGACGGACTCCTCTATAAAATCTCTACTCTCCTTATATGCGATGATTAATTGCTCATCCGTTTCGTCTCGCTTTATCAGCTCATACGAATAGTCATCTGTATCGGATTTCAGACAATCGACCAACCTTACGACATCTTGGTACTCGTCGCCAGTGTGCTCATACTCCAGCTCCTTACCCTTAGTGCGGAGAAAGACGCCAACCTTTTTCTCAAGCGCCGGCAAGTCTATGTCTCCGCACTTTGCTCTAACAGTATTCAGGGTATATGCAGGAACATCGTCGAAACTACAGGTCAGAAAATCAGAGCACTCCCTGCTTCTGGAAGTATTCCTGTTTGCTCTTCGCTCACGTACCTGCTGTCGAGCACTGCCCCTATGTCCTGATGTAACTGCCATAACTCTTCGTTTTTGTTCTTTTTCATCCCTTAGTACCTACGGTTGTCTTGAACTCGTACACTGCCTCGTCATTCACGATTTGTGGTCCGTGCACATTGCTGGTGGTCAGCTCAGGGTACATGTTGCTGTAGAAGTTCATTACTTCCTCGGGCGACATATTGGGGTCTGGGTCTGACAAAGTACGTCCACCGTGCTTGAATACTCTCTTGTATGTTGTTATATTAAGTGCCATAATAATCTTGATTTATTGGTTTATAACTCTATGTCGTCTTCTTCACTGGTCTCGGCTGCAGGAGCTGAGGCTGCTGGCTTTGACTTGCCGAGCTTCACGTTCTTGCCGTCGCTCACATCTTCTACGTCTGAGCCGAACATATTGCCCTCACCAAGAGCTTCCTTGATTTTCTTGCGCATGGCGTCAATCTTGCTCTTGCTTCCTGCAATCTTGTCTGACAGCTTCTCGGCATTACTAATGCAGGTGAGCGCATCCTTAAACTTGTTCTCGCCGTAGTTCTGCTCAGCAAGGGCGAACCAGCCTTGGAACTCCTCAGTGACCTTCTTCTGCTCGTCCTTAGCTTTCTTCTCCATTTCGGAAGCCTTCTTCGCTTCTTCTACAGACGCCTCGAAGTCCTTGATGTTTGACAGCAGGCCGTTGGCGCTTGCTATCGGCTTGAGGATAGTTGCGAGGAAACCCTCATCGATCTCGTCTGGTTCTCCAGTCATATTGATTGGGACGAGCTTGTTTTTGGCTGCATCCTTCACCAGTTTGTTTCCTGGCAGTACACTGACCGCCATTCCGTTCTCGGTCTTGGCTACAGTGATTACGACACTACTGCCAACCTCCATACTTTCGGATAATCTCTTGAATAATTCCATATCGTTTATATTGATTAGTGGCGGGTGGTTAATCCGCCGTTGCCTTATTTATATTTCAACCAAAGTCCCGTTCTCGAATACGGCTACAACGTAATCGTCATTGCCATTAAACTTGCAGCAGCTCTCAGCAAACTTTCTTGCCTCTGTCTCTGTATTGAAACCCTTAACTGAGTAACCTGCACTCTTCTTCAAAACCTTGAACTTCTTCATAATTGCTTATTTTTAATGATGTTACTTATCTTATTTGCTATTACAAAGATACATCAAAATTATCAAATATGCAAGTTTTTTAGGGAGTTTTTTCGGGATTTCTGCAAAAAAAACTAAAATGGGTTCGTCAGTGGCTTGCTCGGCGGTAGAGGTTTGTCGTCGGATAGAGGAGACTTTTCGGTAGGTTTTATCCCCATGAGCTTTGCCACGTTCTGCAACTTGCCATTGTTAATCTGCTTCTCCAGCCAATCTCTACCGACGGCTTTTTCTCTTGATTCCTTCAACTCCCGTTCTACTTTTGCCTGACGTTCTTCATCGTACTTTTTGCAATAGTCACGTCTTCTGTCTTCTTGGAACGAGCGGAAGGACTTAATAATCCTCATAGGGTCAACAGAACCGTAGAAGTCCTCATACATACCACTGCGGAGCCTTGCACAGAACAGGACAAACTCCACCATGGTTGTGGTAGGGTAGTCCGTAAGTATTTGCTGACATAGAGCCTTTAGCTGCCAGTCGCTCATCTTCTCCCTGACGTTACAGAAGGAACTTACAGCGATGAGGTGTCCCTGCATCCAGGAGATAGCAACGCTCTCGACGTTCTCACCGTTAGACTTGCTGAAAGCCGGATATGCCTGCTGCAATATGCTGAGCGTAGGCGATTCCACCTTAGCGCAGCAATCAACGGTTGGGCATGCACTCATTATGAGGACCTGCAGATCTACGGAGTATTCCGCAGTTATCTGTGAAGGCTTATAGTTTTTACGCAATGCCACCGCCGACCTATTTGTTTCCGTTATCGTAGTACTCGTCAGCCTTTGCGATGTCATCGATGACAGCCGCTGACTGACCAGCGAGGACATGGGTTGAGGCTGCTTGCCTGTTATTCTTTTCTCTTGTTCCATTTGAGTTGATGTTTGCCTTGGCTTGCGCCACGATTGTATTGTATTTGTTCACGATTAAGTCGAGAGAGAGGTTCTTCAATATCCATTCGTCAGTGATACTCTCCAGTAGGGAAGAGAAGCCGCTTACAACGCTGTCATCGTCAACAGCCATGTTCTTAGCCTTGCGGCTGGAGGTTATCTTGCTTAGGATTGCTTTCATCACGGCGGCATCCTTTGCCGACCATACATACTCGACGGAGAATGTGTCGTAGAAGAACTGCTCGTATATCTTCCTGCCCTTAGTTACTATCGTGTATTCCTCGGGCTTCTTTTTCTTGGTGCTTTTCTTCTTGGGCGTTTTCCCTGCTCCAGACTCTCCGTTAGGAGAGGATGGAGAGAT